CGCCAGTTACGTTGAGGAGGATGATACCCCGCTACTAATTTTTCTAATTCGTTAATTCGCTTAAATAATTCTCTGGTGTCTCTATCTCTACGGGTACTCATGTTACTGATACCCATAACGATGACAGACGCACCAGCACCGATGATAGCAGCAATAACTTCAGGCATTTACATTAGGCCATGTACCTTGCTGTATCTTAATCCATTGCTTCTGAGCCTCTATAAGATCAGGCTTTGATGTCTCTGGATCGTTAAGGACACTCCATATCTCAATTCTGTTATTAATAGATTCAACAGTTATTCCATGAGCTTCGGCTATTACTTCCTTTTGAGCTTGGGAAAGGAATTTCATTACTTTTAAGCCATTTATGTCTAATGTAGTGATGTTTTCTAGTTTTTCCGCATGGCCGAAACAAAAGCAGACGATCCAAAAAAGAAAAATCCTCTGCAAAAACTAAAGGAGGGCTTGGATGATAAGGAAGAACAACTGCAAGTCTTGTCTACATTCGTGAGGCTGGGAGTTGTCGTTTGGAGTGGATTTATCTTGACTTTAAATTACGTTACGATCCCAGGATTAGGTGAACAAGAACGCATAGATCCGACCTTTATCGCCAGCGTATTTACAGGCGCCCTGGCTAGTTTTGGTTTAGAGACAGCAAAAAAGAGAGGTGATGGAACGTATAAAGCTGATGAAGAAAAGAAAAAAGCAGAAGCAGCAGGAGGATTTGGTAATGGAGTCCCTTACACAATCATCAAAGTTGAAACTCCTATAAAACTTGTACCTGATAAGCCTCGGATTGATCCTATCTCTGGAAAGGAAGTCGATCCACAAACAGGAAAACTAACGTGAAGGCAGCAATAGAAACCGTTAAAAACATCATTTCTCCAGAGCAAAATTGGAGTAAGTTTTTAATGAAGATCGTTGGCCTATCTGCTATTTCAGCAATAGGTCTAATTGGTTTTAAGGCTTACAACGAATCAAAAATTGTTGATGATGGAGGCGATAAGGAAATCAGCGTTCTATTTGAAGAAGATCCAAGTAAGAAACTAAAAGTAGAAGCTCTTTTAAATGGCATCCTCACAAAAAACAGAGATATAAGTTCTGTCTGGTTGTATGACTGGCCTGACGCTAGAAATATTGTTCCTATTGCTAACTTCCCTAGAACGTCAGTCGATCCAGTTCCTACTGGTTATTGGATGAAAGGAGATGAGCAAGTAATAGGGAACTTTGTATTAGCTCAATGCACCAAGCTAGATAGGGCATTTATTAATGTTGCCTGTCCAATTATGGGTAAAGAAGATGCTTGGGGAGTTTTAGTTGTTACCTACGACCAAGGGCCAGTAGATAAAATAGCTAATGTAACAGCAAAGAAAATTAGCGAAACGCTTTACTTGCTGCCTGACTAACCATGAAACACTTTCTCTTTCTGCTTTTATTAACAAGCCCAGTACAAGCAGCACCAATTATTCACAAGATAACCGCTACATCCCAAGGAATTGTTGACGGTGCTTACTCTCATATCAAGGCCGTTCCAAGTACTTACACAATGTCTAGTACTGGAGTTACAGCCTCAACCCTTGGGCATTTAGATGTACCAGCATCAGCCAACAATGCTCTGACAGGAGTCGCTGCTACTCACGGCACAGGTAGTTATAGTCAGACCACCGCAGGAGCCGCTACAAGTTTTTCCGAGTCATATATTCAAGGCTCAAGTGTAAGTTCACCAGCTTCATTAACTCATGCAGGATTAACAAGTCTTCCATCAGGTTTAGATGCTGTCTATGTAGCTGGTGGATCAAATAATGGAATGTCAATTGCCATAACATCTGTAGGAGGTGGAACAATCACACTTGCCCCAGGAGCTGCTGGAACTTCTGTGACTGGATCAATAACAAGTGCTTTGCAAATTGGTGATTAATGAAGGCATTTGCGTTATTAATTGCCTTCTTAAGCGTTGGTACTACTAGGGTTTTAGCTGTTCCCGTAGTCCCAAATTTCCAAAGTGGATCGACATCAAGCACCACAACCTCTACTCAGAAAACGGTGGAGTTAATAGAAACGTGGGAGTATCAAACAGGTTTTGAATATAGTTTAGGTGGTACAAATTTAAGCGTTACAGGTAAATTAACGCCTGATATTGTAACGGTAGGAACTCATTCAGTTAACGGTGTAACAACAACACATTATGGAGCAAACTTAAATACTTTACCTACAGCTACTATGCACACGCAAGGAGCAAGTACAAACCTTTTAAATTCGTATCATGGGCCAGGACTTAAGAATTTTACTCGAATTTCTAGAGATATTACTACTGAATCTATAACAGAAACTATGAGCACATTTACGCAATGAAGAAAAGCTTATTTGCTTTACTATTTATAATCCCTAGCCCAGTATTCGCAGAGGTAAGTATGAGCAATAATCCAATAAGTAATAGTTCTGGTTCTGTAACCAATATGGGTGTGTTAAATATGCCGAGTAAACAATTTACAAATACTTTGTCATTAAATCAAGCTCAATGCCAAGGTGACACCTTCGTTGTTCAACCTTTTGTTAGCACTAATATTTCAGGAGGGACACCCAAGATTGACACGTTCCTTGATCCTGTCTATTCAACTAAGGATGTAAAAGGTGCTTTTGATGAGAACGGAAATGAGATAGGTGACGGAGAGATTGATAATCCAACTTTGGTCAGAGGATATAAAACAGTAAACCGATTTGAGAAGACAAACTGGGCAATTTCACCAGGAGTAAGTTTGAGCCTAAATATAAATTTAGATCGCAAATCTGTACGTGCTTGTAGGAGAGCACAGACGCATTTAGTTAATCTTTTACAGGCAAAGCATGAAGATGCCAGAATGTCATTCGAGCTTGGAAGGGCAAAACACTGCTCAGAATTATTTAAGAGTGGAACTAGATTTAAGAAGGGTTCAAAATACGAAATATTATGCTCGGATATTGAATTAGTCTCAAAGCCAAATACGTTAATCGACCATTCCCATAGCATTGAAACTACTTCCTCAGATCCCTCTGAGCCTTTCTCCTTTCAGAAAGGGACAATAACTTCTCCTTCTTCTTAAATAACTTTTTAGCAAGGGCTTTAGACCTTTTTTTTACCTGCTTCTGGATCTGTTTTTGTACTATTTTTATGTAGGGTTGAAGCGTACCAACAGCAAGAATACTGGTGACAGCTATTGCACTTGTAGAGACTAATAATGGAGCAGGAGGAGAATAATTACCAGCTATCTCAAGCGGGTTTAATCCTTGCCAAACCGTTTCACATTTACCCGTTAAAATATCTCTTTCCCATCCTTTAATCCTTGCAAGGCCGCCTTTTCCCAACGAGCCAATTGGAGTTTTAGCAAGTGTGTCTAATGGTGGGCAGGGTAAAAATTCTGCAATAAACTGTCCATCAATATTTGGAGTTTTTGGAATTTGATTACTTACATTGGTATTAGTCTTCTTGTTATTTTTTCCATCCTCCTTTTTCACTTCCTCAGTCTGCTCCCCTATTGAATTAAGAAGTTTGTAAGGGGCTTCAACTTTTGGTTCTAAAGCAGATATATCTTGAGGAATTGAACCGCTATCAGGAGCAAGAATCGTTACAGGAGAATAATCACACAGGACCATTGAACCTTCAGGATCGGTTGTAAACATATCTCCAGCTCCAAGCTCTTTTTCACGAGCCATCACACAAGGAATATCAATTAACGGCACAAAGCCAAAAGGTAAATCTCCTAATGTTGTTGGTGGAATTATTTCTCTAGGCGGTATTAATACAACATCATTCAGAGGATTAACTTTTACTTCTCTTGCTAAAGGTGGATCTATTTCCACTTAGCAGTCATTCCATTGACCAGCAAGATCACTTGCAACATTTCCTACTTGTTTTCTAGCTTGACCAAAAAATATTCCTGCTAATACTGGCCCTACGATTGGAACCCCTGCCAAGGCTGGTGTCACCTGAACCGAACCAGCATCAGCAATCATCTGTCCATTACTGCGTCCTTGGGCTTGCTTTTCAATACATTCAATCTGTTTTGCTGTCAATTTACCGTTTGAGCCTTGCGGATATGTAATGAACTGAGCAACAGATTCTTTATGTGTATGTGTTCTTTTTATACCTCCATTAAAGGTAGGTTGTTCTGAATCGGTATAAGTCAACATTGTTTTTGGATCGTGTTGACGGCTGGCAAAACTCCATTCTTCTGCCCCATCAGCACCTTTCTCGCTTCTGATTTGAAGGCTGCTATAAGGAGTATTAGAAAGCTTGGCTATATCAGGGATGCCAGAATCTTTACGAGCCAAAAGGTTAAGACTCATAAAGTTTGTAGCGATTAAACCACCGCCCAGAACAAGAGAAGTCAGGCCGTTAAATGACTTAAATTGAATCATTTAGAAAATGGATTAACAGGGCCAGTGCTACTGGGAAGAGCTGGTTTTGGCATCTTCACCATTGATTCTTTTACAACAGTCAAAGCCTGATCAACAATTTGATTAGTAATCTTTGTGCGTTGTGTATAAAGAAACGTACCACCACCTACTGCTACTACAAGAGCAGCAGTATTTATATAGGTGAGGATTTTAAGCATTCCCAATGCCAGCTTCTTTATCTATATCATTTAAAAGAATTGCATTAATTTCTTCAACTCTTTTGTTTAAAGGTTCAAGGCTGGCTTGAGTTGTCTTAGGCAAATCTCCTAATAATTCTTTTACTTGTTGATTGTAATTATCAACGATTTCCTGTTGTTGCTTACCTAGATTTTCCTTTTCTTGTGCAAGAGCGATACGATCAGCCATAGAAATAATACATTGCTATCAAATTATATACCTGCTGTCTATCCCTAACTAGTTCGGCCCTTACTACGACCTCTACATCAATATCTGCTTCTTTATTTACTGCATTATAAATTTCTTTAGTGTCTTATAAGAATTTTATTAGTTGCTACTGCTAATCCTACTTCTACAGGACCTACGACTCCATCTGCTGATGCAGCTATAGTTCCATCCCCTTGTGCATAATATTTTGAACCTATTGTTAGTCCAGATACAGACGTGTTGACTGAACCAACCACATTAGCTGTTCCAGTTGCCCCGTTACTGCTTGTTGTCTTTGCTAGTCCTAAACAGTTAGTAGCTGTTAGATCTGATGTTACTGTTGCAAACCTCATCGGTATATGTGCCGTTCTCTTGTCGTTATTAGAACTATTATTTTGTTCAGTAAATAAATGTAGTTCCCCTAAATGAGGTATGGCAACTATTCCTCCCAGTACGCCATACGTCCTGTTTGACATTCCGAAAGGGAACTGAGTTGTATTAGTGTAAGTACCTGCGGTTCTGTTAGATAAAGGAGCGCTTGAACATACGGTATCAGTACCATTCCAGTACATAACGCAAAGCCTGCCAGAGCCAGGATCAATCATTGCACACTGTCCATAACTACCAGTGTTAGCAAAAGTATTACTTGTATAAGTAATTGAACTACTGTTAATTATCCCAACCATTGCAATTTTTGCTGTAAAGCCGGCGTTAATTCCTGAAAGGACGAATTGACGTGTTGTACTGTCAAAAGATAAATGATTCATATAAGGAGTATTAAAACTTGTGCTACTACCTTGCTTATATAGTGAACCGCTGCTTTCCCAAATAACATCAGCATATGTATAATAAGGGCTAGTTTTATAGCCCCAAATAGCTAATATACGATTTTGAACAGGATCGTAACAACAGCCATTATTGATGTTATGGGCTTGGCCTCCGTTTGGTGCAAAATCTAATCCATTCCCGCGAGTAACAGAACCACTTGAATCCACAGTAAATAGTTCAGCGCCAACTCTGGCAGAAGAACCATTGTAAAACATAGCGAAAAATTGCCCCGTAGTTCCTGTTTCACATATACCAAGAATAGCTGAATAAACTCTAGAACCATAACCAATCCAACCCATTTGAACTTCACTTCCTAACCAAGTAATTGTTGATCCATCGGTGTCAAAACATCTAGCAACACTATATTGATCTGATTTCCTCCATATACAAACAAATCTACTTAAAGAACCATTTTGTCCTACACAAAATATATTCATTGGGGTAGTAGTTGCACCACTAGGCCCGTACCAAGTTCCATAGTCTAGTGAAGCAGGTGTACCAGTACCAATAACAAAAGGTCTTAAGTAGTTTGTTGCATTGGTACCGTTAAAGTTTGGACCCATTGCGCCCCAATGAACGCCGATTCTATTAACGGAGTCCCATCTCGCCATTATGTTATAACCAATATCATCGCTTCCATTAGCAATAACTTCACGTGAGCCTACATCTGGAGGATTCTTGGCGGTAATAGTTTTAGTAGGTTTTTTTAATTTTCCAGTGCTATCAATAATGACAACTTCACCTGCTGTGATTGTTCCGTTATTTACTGCTTCATACGTTCCACCAGAAGCAGGAAGGTTGGTTAGGTTTGCACCTGAGCCATGAATTTGATTAACGTAAACATTCTTACTACTTAACGCACCACCAGATCCTACATTTCCAGCGTGAACAACAGAATGAAAAGTTGAACCGTCTGTTGTGAAATCAATTGCATCTTTAATCCTTAGCTGAGAACCATCTTTTACATTTTCAATACTAAATGTACCCGTACCACTAGTCCAACGAAGATAAACCCTATCTACTGCTGAGACTCCTGGTGCCTCCGAAAAGGTCATATAAGGAGAATCCGTGTGACCTAAAAGCAACTTTGCATTCGTTCCATTATTTATCTTTAATGGATTATCGGCGTTAGTTGCAATGTCAATAGTTCCAGCACTCTTATAAACGGTGCTTGTATTGGTAACAAATTTTGTATTTGACGAGTCGCAATCTATTGATGCTGGAAGTGTTCCTGTTAATTGTGCCGCTGGTAAAGAAGTTAAACTTGCACCCGAACCACTAAAGGTAGTCGCTGTTGCTGTTCCCGTTATCGTTACGCCTGTGTTGCTTGTCTCAAATTTTTTATTTCCGTTGTAATAACATTCTACATTTCCACCAGCTCCCGCATCAGTAATTATGGTGTTTTTATAAGAACCACTAACGGTAACGCCAATAATTATTGCACAGTTATTGCTTTTTTGTCGTATATAACCAGCACCACCACTATCCCACAGAGTGAGTCCACCACTACCATCAGTACCTCCAAAGCTAAGTTCTGTATCATTCATACCTTTCAACTCACCTTCTGAAGTATCCCAAACAAAATTCTTACTAGACGAACCAACAAAAGTTATATCTGATCCATCTGTCGTTAAAGTGCTAAGACCTGCAAACGCTCCAGAGTTGTTGTATTGAATTTGTGTATTAGATCCAGCAGGGGAAGTAGTAGCAGTCTGCCAAGAACACGTTCCATCACCGTCTTCTCTTAAGAACTTAGTACCGCCTGATTCACCTGTAGAAAGTATTGCTGTTCCTTCTGGAGTCGATGAGACTGTTTGCCAAGTGTTGTCTCCTCTTAGGAATTTAGTGGTGACAGAACTACCTGATCCAAGCCTTGCAACATTTACCGTTCCAGAACTTAAATTTGAAGCGTTACCTGCTGTAAATCCTCCAGACGTTCCAGTAGTGTCTTGATTACCAGCAGCGTTAACACCAGGGAGATTTATATTTGCTGATCCATCAAAGCTAACGCCTCCAATCGTTCTAGCAGTTGCCAATGTCTTAGCAGTAGAAGCAATATTGCTATTTGTCTGAACGCTGTTACCCATTAAGGAATGAGCAGAGCATTGATAATGCAATACTTGTGGAGTCGTATCTGAAACAACTATTTGTGTATAAGCACCAGACGAACCAGCAGTTCCGTTAGTAGTAACGCCTGTTGTATAAGCAGTTGTTTTATCTGCCTCTAAGTAAAAACGTAATGGATGACCTGAGTTAGAACTATCTGCTTGATCAAATTTATATGTACGGCCTGGTGTAAGAGTTAGGAATGGTGATTCTTTTCCGCCAATCTTGTAACCAGAACTTGATCCAGAACCGTTATAACGATGTGCGCCAGTCTTAGATGCAACTGTAACTGTAAGTGTTTTGGTATTGCCTGTATAAGTTGCATTTAAATTTGAAAATCCAACTAAAGCTCCATCGTTTGTAAGTGTTGCATCTCCTGTAAATGTTGGTGATGAACTTGAACCTGGATCGACCCAAGATAAAGTTCCTGATCCATCACTAGCTAAGACATAACCAGAAACAGCAGCGTCAGCCGAAGGGAGAGTAAGAGTAAAACTGCTTGTAATGGAAGCAGGAGATTGAAGAGCGACATAATGAGAGCTGTCAGCGTCTTTAAAACGAAGGTCTGCTTGAGCGTTCAAATTAATATCACCACTACTTGTTAAACCTGTAAGCGTTCCAACAGAAGTAATTGCAGATTGAGCAGCACCCGTAACCGTTGCAGCACTTCCACTCGCATTACCTGTGACATTTCCAGTTAAGTTTGCAACAAACGCACTCGCTGACTTATCCCATAACCCATTTGAACTGTCCCCAGTAAAAGTGACATCTCCTGTAAACGAGCCACCAGCAAGAGGCATTTTGGTTGCGTCAGTTGCACTATCAGTTCCCCACTCCAAAGTTGTAGGTGTACTTGCATTAGCTTTAAGAACTTGACCAGCAGTAGGAGCAACAGCAGGAAGAGTAAGAGTTATATCTCCTGATTGAGCTTGTGCTTTTAATCCTGTGTAATTAGCTCCATCACCGTCTGATTCACTTAGCCTTAACTCTTTTCCATTATCAATAATCAAGTTATTTGTAAGCGTTCCTCCTGTAGTAGGCAAAGCAGCATTAGCCGTTGTAGCAGCAGCATCAGCAGCATCTTTCGCTGTCTTTACAGCCGCAGGGGTAGCAGCCGTAGTAGTAGAAGTGGAAGCTGCACTATTGGTTAGTTGGAGGACACCAACTGCACTTGTCGTTCCAGTAGTAACCTTGGAACCAGTTATCGCAGCCGAGTTTGAAATATCAGCGTTAACAATCGCGCCAGCAGTAATAGAAGTTAAACCTGCATTATTTATTCCTATATCACCTGTAACTGCTACTGCTGTTGGGACGTTTGAGCCATTACCAACAAGAATTTGAGCAGAACTTAAAGCAGCTAATTTACTAAATGCGATAGCTGCATTTGCCGCTAGGTTTGTATTAACTAAGCTGCCATTTACCATCGTTGAGGTGACGGTATTCGTATCTCCAGTAGTAATTAATGTTCCTGTTACGTCAGGAAAAGTAATAGTTTTATCTGAACTCTGAGGATCTGCGACAGCAAGAGTTAATTCATAAGCATCAACAGTTGAGCCCTCAAATACAAGACTTCCAGTATTACCAATTAATAGCTCACCAGTGACAGTACCACCAGCAAATCCCATCTTTTCTGTTTCAAGTTCTTGCAAGGCATCTTGCACATTTGTTGCACTTATTTGACCGTAAGGTGTGAAAGTTATATTGCTTGCAACTTGCCCAGCTACGGTCTGCGATAAATCGATCTCATTCCAACTACTACCACCGCTATTTGTAACTCCTAAAATATAATCAGGAGGTGAAAGTGATACAACTGGAGCTGGTGCGGAAGGCGTTCCAGCAACATCAACTACAACATATAATCCATCAGTTGTTGCACTTGGACTAGGTAAATTACTTCCTACTGCTAAACCAGCCGCAATTCCTGCGGTGGTAGTCGAAACCATTTTTGATGTGTTTGCGTTGAAAGTTCCACCAAAAACCAAACTTCCTTTTGTTAATGTTGTTATTGCTTGCCAAGCGTTTCCGTCCCAAATAAAGGCATCTTCAGAAACCGTATCAAATAAAATCTGTCCACTAAATTGTGCTGTTGGATAACCACTTTGAGCAATAGACTGAAATACTGCTGTTGAAGCATTAGATAACTTACTACCGTCTATAGAATCATTGGCTATCCTTGCTGAAGCAATACTTCCTGTTGTTATTTTACTTGCATCAAGCGAAGGAATTAATCCTGCTGTTAATGCTGCACCTCCTGTGATTACACCCTTGTTGTTGACAGTAACAGACTGATAAGTTCCAGCACTAACGCCACTTGTTGAAGTCGTTAAATTCCCTGAACCATCAACTGTTAAACCTCCTCCAGATGTAATCTGTACGGCTCCCTTTGCACTTGTAGTTGCGACAGGAAGATCTCCCGCTACTAATGCTGTAGCAGCAGTAATCATTCCTTGTGCGTTAAAAGTTATTCCAGAAACAGTTGCTCCAGTAACACTATTAGTAAGTGATAATGCACCTGCTCCACTAACACTTAAACCAGCTCCAACAGAAACACCGCCAACAGCACTAGAAGTTGCAACAGGAAGATCAGCAGCAGCAAGAGCAACAGTTCCAGTAATAAGTCCTTGAGCGTTATATGTAATTCCTGATCTTGTCGCTGCTGTAACTGTGTTATTTATTCCAAGATTTCCACTAGCTACATTTAATGAACGATCCAGATTAGAAGTATTTAATTTCGCTGGTGTAATACTTGCATCTCTTATTTTTGTTGCACCGTCTAATCCTGTCGTAGCAGAAGTTGATGTCTCAACTTTATCGTTCGTAATTGCTCCATTTTGGACAGCATTGGTATCTACAGCGTTGTTCGCAAGCTCCGAATCTGTTACAGAATTTGCTCCTAACTGAGTTGAAGTTATGCTTCCTGAAACTAATTTAGTAGCTGCAATACTTCCTGCTAATTGTGCATTAGTAATCGTTCCAACTAACGCTGAAGTCAGATAACCTGTGGCATCTTGCAAGTCAAATGCAGGTGTAGCATCAGCCGTACCAAGGGTTACCGAAACTCCTCCTAAAGAGACACTAGAAGAAGCAAGCTTACTAACTGCTATTGAACCTGCTAATTGAGCATTTGTAATTGTCCCTGTTAGAGAAGATGCAGGATAATTAGTTGCATCTGTTAAATCAAAAGCAGGAGTAACATCTGAAGCACCTAAAGCAACACTAATGCCTCCTAAACTAACGGAAGAATTTGCTAATTTAGAATTTGCAATCGATCCTGCTAACTGTGCATTCGTTACCGTCCCAACTAGAGAAGATGCAGGGTATCCAGTAGCGTCCGTTAAGTTAAAAGCAGGAGTAGCATCTGTGCCACCTAACGCAACTGAAACTCCTCCAAGAGAAACAGTTGAACCAACTAATTTTGATACATCAATTGATCCTGCTAGTTGAGCATTAGTTATTGTTCCTACAAGTTCTGTAGTTTTATAACCAGTTGCATCTGTAAGGTTGAACGCTGGAGTTGTATCCGTTCCACCAAGGGCTAATGATATTCCTCCAAAAGAGACAGAAGAGTTAGCAAGTTTACTATTGGCTATTGATCCTGCTAACTGGGCATTGCTTATCGTTCCACTTAAATTTGCTGTTGTATATCCAGTTGCGTCAGCAAGATTAAAAGCAGGAGTAGCGTCTGTTCCACCTAAAGATATTGATATGCCGCCTAGAGAAATACTTGAATTAGCTAATTTTGCATTTGTTACTGCATTATCTTGGATCGCTCCAGTCGCAACTTGATCTGTTCCTAATGTTCCGACTTTTGCAGCAGGTATTGATGCTGCATCAATTAAGGCAACACCAGCCTCAATAAGATCTTTAACCGTTACCTTTTTTGTCTCACTAGCACTGATGTCTGCGATAGCTAATGGGTCTGTCGCCGCTACACCTGCTTCTGCTAACGCTGGCAGATTACTAATCTCAAGATCAGGCATTTCCCTTAACTAAAAAACCAATGCTTATATATTACGGCTGATCGAGCAATATGGGACTTTGATCTTCCTGAAGAATCTTATATTCATCTTCCTGTAACAAGTATCCAGGTGTCGCTCCTGTATTTAAAGTGATCACATCAGTTGTTATAAATTCAATTCTCGTATTTATTTCTTGGGTCGCAGAAACACTAACAGCAACATTTGTTACCACACATTTAGCCTCATACCAAACAGTGTGAAGAGAAGTATTTGAATCTTTATAAATGTAAAAACGTCCATCAAAATCTGCTCCTTGTTGAAGGCGAATAATTAATTGAGCAAGATAAAAAGGAAATTCAGGGTCTTGCACCTCAGTATTATCAGCTAAGTCTGAACTATGTTCCCATAAACAACTTAAAGTTCCTTGACCACTAATCAACCCTGCTTCGTATTGTTTTTTAAATTGAGCACCTAAAGGAGTTAAATCAATTTGATCTCTATTGGTAGTAATTTCAAACTCTTGTACTCTTGCTAAATGTCTAAATCTAGAATTAATAGTTTGGATCGTTACTTCTTTAGCAGCACTAGGAGTAACAAGCGTCAAGGCATCTGATTGTTTTCCTGTTATAGCAGCCGCAAACGTATTAAATAATCTAATTCCACCCATTTTATCAACGTAAATATACCAATTTCCATCTGGATGATTGTGACCACTTACAAGCTCTAAAATACTTTTATCAACTGTCGCAATCTCTACACGATCTCCAGTAATCAACGAACCAGAAGAACGATCAATTGAAAATCTTTTAGTTGCTGTATTTACATCATGCGGATCTAACTTTGTTTGGATAGGAGATGACAAAGTATCCCTGCGAATCTCTACATCGCCATTTTGTCCAAAATAAACAGCCACAGTTAAGTAGAAATAGTGTCAACACTTGGAGCACCATCAACTTCAAAACTAAAATCAACAGATGAAATTTCTCCTACAGAACTACTCATAGAAACTGATGTGACATAAGCACCAAATTCAATATCTCTTGCGTTTGTATCTGAACCTGATGTTTCTTCTAATCTAAGTTTTAAAGTCACCTTGTCTGATTCAGTTCCACTACCTTTTATAGCTGCTGTTAATAAATCAGTAACGTTAGGAGCACCAGCAGCAGTAGCGGTATAGTAATAAGCTCTTGCACTGCCTGAATAACTTCTAACTCCTGGCTTTAATGTTCTGTCTGTATCACCCATTGCTGTGATTTCAAGTACAGACATTGACTGTGAAAAACTCCAGTTCTGTAGTTGAGCAACATTAGTTCCTCCTACATACAGCTTCCCATCTTTGCCACTGAAATACTTCGCCACAGCCCTAAATCAAAAACATTGCGTTTATTCTACGGTGAATCGAGACAAGCGACAAAAGAACAACTCACATTGCTCAAACCTTTAAAGGTGCTTGTAACAGTTGGAGGCCCAGAATAACGCCATTTTAAACCTTGTTCTGTTAATCCAAGCCCAGCATCATTATGTATTTCTTTTCTTAAAAAATATCCTGAACCAGCTCCTTCTATTCCTGCGGAACCATTGGCATCTGTAAATTGAACGTAGTCATAAACAGACATAACATCATCATAATTTTTTAAAATCAAACCAACTTGACCATCAGTAATATTTGAAAAACCTAATTGTAATGTGGCATCTACCCGTTTGTTGCCAAAACGTAAATGTGTCTTTGTACCATCTAACGATTCAAAATTTGTACTTGGATATGCTCCAGGATTGAAGCTCCTAGAACTTGGTTTGATTGAAGGGAATGGTTGTGCTGTTGTCATTGGTTACTCTAAATTTTCATTAAATAATCGATTTTCTAAATCAGAATCCCATCTTTGTAGCATAGCTAGTTTACTTCCATCTAATTCTGCATACGATCCAGAAAGTTCAATTAATCCATCATCTCCAAACGTAATACCTTCAACTTTGTAGCACTGATCAGAAGCTTCAGATTCTTTAATCGTAAACAACGATCCAGCAAAAGCTTTAACAGCATTTGTATCAGAAAAATTAACCGTAGCTTCTTTTACTACTTCTTCAGAGGGGTTCCAATAATAAAATGTCTTACTTCCACTAATAGTGTCCTTACTCACAACCGTTCCATCAGCAAGAATTGCACCGTTATTAAACCTTTGAACATGTTGAGTTGTTGAAAACACTCTTATGTAATCTCCAGGTTGAACACCATTAACAAAATGAGGAGCTGTTTTAAATGTAATTGTATGATCTACAAATTTTCTTGTTGCTAAAATATATTTCGCAAAAGTAATCGCATGGTGTCTACTGGTACAAAAACCACTTAAGTCATAAGTTTCTATTGGGTCATTATTATATTCTGTTCCATTCAAACGTATAACTACAGATTCATTTTCTGAAAATCCATTTTCTTTTTCATTTCTATAAATAACATTTGCCTTAAAAGTTTGCCTGTCCTCTGGGCTAAGAAAAGCTACCTGTAAATCTTTAATATTACCGTCAGTAAACATTGCTTTAATAACAATATCCTTATCATTTTGCATTTCATGCGTTCCTTCATAAGTTAAATTACCCGCAGCGTCATATTTATCTTCATCAAAAGGAACAGAAGGATATAAACTAAATTGTCCTCCAATAATTGTGAAATCTAATAAGCATTGTGTTCCTTGCTCGAAAATAAATTCTCTTAAATTAACTTTATTAGATATAACACCGTCCCAGAAAAAATCATTTGCTTTACAGAATTTGGCCGCAATAGTCATATTTGCATCATTTACAGAATCAGCATTGATAACAGCACCAGCTCCTATCTTCGTATCTGTTAATAAGGCATAAGCAATTTCAGGAAATAAACTTGTTGATCTTAATCCTCCAATCCAATTACCTTGATTATTCTTTCCTTGGAGAATATCTCGCACTCTTATTCCTTTCTTAAAATAAGCAGAAAACTGACTAAAGTTTGTCCATTCTTTGGAACTATTAACTCTTAATCCTGCATAAGCTAAATTTTCGTATGTTGCTTGATATTCTGAATCTTTTATTATTTCATTTACATATGTTATCTGATGTTCTGGGCCTTCTAAATGACTAGATTGATCTCCTTCATATTTCCAAAAATCCGCAGCAGCATCATAAATATTTAACTCATGCTCAATGTCATCAGTGAAACTTTTGCTACCTGATTCAACAGTTAAAGTTAACTCTTGTTCTGGAACAAGTACACTTCCACTATAAGATTGAGCAGGAATTTTAACTTTGTCTCCATCAGTATAATTTGAACCTATAGCACCTAAACCCCAAGAAGCGTACCATCTGTCTTTATCAGGAAGATTTGTCCATACTGTTAAATTAATTGTTAATCCAGAGGCAGCATTATTACTAACTGATTTATTTACAAGAGTTACTTCTTGATTAATAACGGGCGTGGCGGTTGTTGCATATTGTTCTGTCTTTCTTACTGAATACCAATTAGGCTTACCAAATACTAAAGAAACAGGTTCAAATTTTCCACCAAATCCATCATCTTTCGTGTAATGCCAAGCTACTTGATTTACATCTGAACCTTGATAATTATGATGAATAGGACCATTCCATGCAGGGCCATTAAACCCTTGAATGTTTGGAGTTACATCACTGGGATTTATATATAAACCCCATGTTGTTTTCCCTGCTGATGGATAATTATCAAAACGAACAATAATAGTATCGTTATATGGGCCTTCAAAACCTGGGTATCCATTGACAGATGCTTTTGTCCATCTAACTACAGTTGGAGAACTTGAAGGAAGGTTAGTTGCAGAAGCATCGTCATATCCACTATCTGCACTTTCTGTATTAAAACCAGTTACATTGCTATACCCTCCTGCAAGCAATTGTTTACTTGGATGACCTAGCGTCCATTCTGGATTACTTAATACACTTTTAGTTAAAGGATAATTTCTTTTTCCTGCAAATTTAATAGTAAAATCATTAGATGAAAACTGTTCTAAATCAGTAACATGTGTCGCTTTATTTGCATTTAACAAACAAACCATTATTGGAGGAGAAGTTGTATTGCCCTCAAGATTAATAACCTTTCGTATGACATCGTTTCCAGGCCAAGGGAAAAATCTAAATTCATATTCATCTTTTAACTGATCTATTCTTATATAGTTATATTGATATTCAGGTGTATTACCTTTCACACAAAATAAACCAGTATGATTAGGTTCACGTATGCTGTTAGGTCTTAACCAAGTCCATACATTATTAATCTTTACTTGTAACTTAAAAAAGCTAAATCTAGTAATATACTTATTAACTTGCCCTAAAGTTAAAGTAGATTTATCATCATAAACATCTAAAATATCTTTTTCATCAGGCTTACTATTTACATTGGCAAAAGTCATTTGTTTATAAACCTTTGACTTGATTCCTATTTCGGTAATATCACATTTTCTATTATTAGAAATTGTTCCTAAAGTTGTCTTTTGTAGTGTATATCTTGTATGTGGTTCGTAGATCTCATAAGTATCTGGATCTTTTAGCCCTAATTGTTCATAATAAAAATGATCATCACGATCTAATCGAGATGGCCTAACAGTAAAGAATCGACCATTTACATCCCAACGAGGATTAGTGCAATGTTGAGCTAACGCCCCTGAAGGACTAGCATGATATATTCCTTCTTCTAATACTTCAAATTTATAATGTCTTGTAAACGTACCAGACCAAGGTACTCCATCCCATGATTCGTCTAATTCGTCTATTTGATAACAATTAACTAAAGCTGTTCCTGCCATATATTGCTCATCTTCAGTAATAGAAGCATCAGTTGTTTCTCTAATTGTTTTTGTTGCAGCATTGACATCATCAAGACCATGAGGTTCCATTGTTAACCTCTTTGTATCTATATCTTGTTGATAACCAATATCAGCATATAAATTTTCATCTAAATCACCACTACCTAATAACTGATACTCAAGAATAGTTCCTTCTGCTAAAACTTTTTCACCTCTTTTTTGCGCGTCATCACCACCATTAATAAAACCTGCTCTTATAGGCCACGCTCCAAGTAGTTTCCTTCTTTTCTTAAATGTTATTCTTCCGGCTGGTCTTGCAGAATCTGTATCTGTATTGCTAGGAGTCCTGACTAATTCATAAGATAATCTGTAATAAGTCATATTAGGAGCTGGACTACTTAACCCAAAAGTTGCCTGTGTCGTTGGATTTCTTGTTCCTGAAAAATAATTACTTTCATCTATTTGAAACTCATTTAAAATATCACTAAGAACACCTCCAGCTCTTAAAAAAGGAATATTTTCTCCTAATGGCCCATCGTCATCATTTGGATAATCAAGTTTATAAATTTTCTTAGCATGATAATTGTTAATTAATAAATCTCCTATTGCATATCCTTCAAAATCTGGCCTTCTTTCTATTTCACCTAAAGAAAACAGACCAAGTAATTTTAATTGTTGATAACGCCCCAAGCTAACAAGCTGTGACCACATCAATTGTGAATTAACTCTGATTCCACCATTAGGATTTTGATCTCTATTTGCAAAGACAAGAGGAATTAAATCACCTAAATTTGCTAAATCTTGGACACTGTTAAATGAAAACTGAGGAGCAAAACGCTTAAGACCTGCCATATCAGCAGTCCTTTCGTTTGTCCCTTGCTTCATATTTTTAGGCTTGGGAGTTAAAAGATATGCAACAACACTTAAAGCAACACCAACAACAAACTGTCCAAGAAGTGTTAACGCACCAGCATTTGCATACGGAATAGCGACTACTAAAGGGCCATTCGCTATTTCAGGAACCAAGTCATACGCTTCTGGTCTTTCTTTAACCTTTGCTGCTACACCTTCTAAAAATTGAAAATATTCTTCTTCTGTTAATCCAAGTGCATTACAGAGATCTGCTTCCGTTGGAAGTAACACCCTGCGAGTGAAAGGGCTTCTAGCGGAGACCAAAGCACCACCTGGCTTTCTAATGTTCTTCGGTAGCTCAGCCATCCTTCCTCGTAATAAGCAGCCATGCCATAACCATCGTCTGATTTACATAGACCAATTGTTCCTAGTTTAGGGGGTGATTCAACTCCCCACCGATTTAATTCTTCAAAAAAGATACTATAGTCTTTTCTCTTTAATCTTCTATACCAATCACGTTCTCCTTTTGGAACAGCAAAACCATAATGACCTAATACTGTACGAACCAAAGATAAACAATCACCAGTTCCATGCTTAATAGGATCAGAACCTAAACGATACCTAAGTCCTATTAATTCGTAAGGCTTCAAAGATTTTGAATTTGACCTGTAAGAGGAAGATGAGCACACCTTCTCTTAGTTAAAGTCTGTTGTGGAGCGTTTGCACCAACAGCATCAATAGCAGAACTTAACAACAATTCAATCGATTCTGGATCGTATCTCATTCCAGCAGCCAACCAATATTCACCAGTTAATCTGCCTCCATTTTTAGCAGCAGTATCTTTATTAAAATCAGTTGTCATTAAAAAAGTCTCAACCTGTATATAGTATTTCTTCTCTACAAATTCTTTAACATAAGACATGCTTAAAGGATTATTAGCAAGGATGATTGAAGCTTCTAAATTATCTCCTGACCTATTCATTGCTGCTCCTTGATACATAAAAGAAAGATATTTATAGTCACCAACTCCTTCATGTTTTCCGTTTTGAAACTTATTAAAATTCAAACTCGTTCCATCAAGAGAAGTAAAAGCAGGAGGAGTGTTTCCTTCTTTAGTAGTAATTTCAACAAAAGCAGTTAAGGCAACAACAGTCATTACATTCCTAACCTCGATCTAGCACTTCTACTATTCCTTAGTGTAGTTAAAGTTTTATTTTCTCCAGCTCTGGCACCTTGAGATGTTGCAGTTGCAATAATTTGTCCTACAGCAGACTTAGGAACAAACTCTTCAGAGTTGAAATTCAATATAGGCCCAGAGTAATTAACAGTAGTAGATCCTCCTGCACCTCCACCTGCATAAGACGAACCAGTACCAGGAATTACAGCTTCACCTCTAGCACCTGCTGAATAGCGTTGCATACTTGCAGCCATCTTTGATGCAGGAATTATGTATTCGTCTTCTCCAGCTTCTCCTACGAGTCCCAGAGTAGGTCTTGTTGCTATACCTCCTGAAGCAAATGGTTTTATTCCGTTTGCCATATATCCTCCTTCTGCGTTTTTCATTAAAGGGAAACTCATCCCTCCAATCCAACCTGACATTGCTGATTGAATCAGCATACTTCCAATCTGTTTAGCAATACTCGCAAGACTTTCTCCTAATGATTTCGTTCCAGCAATTAATCCTTCAATTGCACTTGTAAGTCCTGTTGCAATTGTGTCTTTTATTTGATTCCAAAGTTCTAATTGTTCTTGTAAAGAATCTCGTTTTTCTAATTGAACAGCAACATCATCTCTTTGTTTTTGCGTAATTGTTTCAAGATTCTTTCCTTGAGATCTAAAATATTCATCAATTTCTTTTTCTCTTTCTGCTCGTTTTGTTCCTAAAGATAAAGACCTTTCTAAATGCCTGATTTGTTCTTCAATGTTTGCATCTAAAGCAGAAGCAGAAGTAAATAAAGGTGCACTTAAAGCTGCCGCTTCATCTTTAATTTGTGATTCTGCTACTAAGTCTTGTAAATCTTCAAGCCTATCTGCATTTTTGAAAATCAGTCCTTTTAACGGCCCAAGACCTGTACCAGCAGCTTGCATCCTTTCTACTAAACTTTTTGTTTCTTCACTAGCTGTTCCTTTTTGAACAGACTCAAAAGCTCTTTCAACTAAAGGTTTTTTACCGATCATATCAATTAAGTTTTTCAAAATACCAGAGCTATTAATTAATCCAGCAATTCCAGCCTGTAAATTTGTTACTACTTTTGTCCATTCATTTCCTAATTGTTGGGTTTCTTCTCCAAATTGTTCAAAAGCTTGAACTCCATCAGCACCAACAATTCTCATTAACCTTTCTCTTGCAACAGTCATTGCCGCTTCTTCACCTTTTATTTCTTTAACCATTTCAATATGTTTTCCATACGCAGTATTTGTTTCACCTAAAGATGCAATTACAGCATCTACATCAGGATTAATTTTATTAAATGCTTGTCCTAATTGAGCTGTCTTACTGACAAATTCATCAATCCTTTGTCCTAAAGCACTTAATAAAATTTGAGAACCAAAACCACCCTCTGATCCCATAAAAGTTTGACTAACAGCACCTAAAGTTCCACCAGCTACCGAACCTAATCCTCCTCCAAACAACATTGGGAAACCAGCTCCCAACATCAAATTTTCTCTTAACCTTCCCATTCTCCGTTGTCTTTGTTCTTCTGCGTTTTGTGCATCTCGAATATTTTTTAACCTATCTCTTCTTAAATCGGCCTCTTGTTTTTTCTTTTCGTTAGCAAGTTTTTTAGCTGCTGTTTCTTCTTCTTTATATCTTCTTAAGAAAGCGTCCTTATCTTCTTTATTAATTTGATCGTTGGCATCTATAGCATTTTGAACACTTCTATTTCTTAATTTATCTATTTCTTTAATAGCTGCGTCTGCTGCATTTATTTCTGTTTTATAAACTTCTTCAACAGGCGTTCCAGCTTCAACTTGCTTTTGCCTAATTTCATTTTCTAAAGAACTAATACGGGCTTTTGCGTCTTCTTGTTTTTTCAATAATGCAACATAATCTTTTTCTGTTGTATTCCTTTGCTCCAACATTTGATTGATCCGAGTGAGATCTTGTTGGGCATTTTGTAATTGAGTTGGGCCTTGTCTTGTATATCGTCTTTCTTCTCCTCTTCCAGCTCCACCACCTAACGCATCTGCAATTTTTCCTGCTTGACTGCCTTCAGCCATATAATCTTGCCACGAACCACCAACTCCAAGCCCTCCTAAAGCTTGTGGCATTGTCATAGCAATAGCTTGAGCTAATTGAGGTAGTTCTCTTGAAAGTCGTCCGAACGCTGAAAAAGCTCTTGTGATATTTCCCTCTACACTCCAAATAACTCTTGCTGCTGCTGATTCAAATTCAGCAAATCCACGAACTGCTCCAATCACCCATTGAGCACCTCCTAAAACTGTACTTAAACCTGAATACGCAAGAGTTATAGAAGCAATCCCTTCAGTAGAAACTCTTACCCATTTAGAAACCCTTTCAATATTGTCTTTCCATTTTTGACTTAATAAAGGTACTTTTTGAATTAAATCTTCAATTCCTCTACTAACACCAACAATTCCAGCAGCACCAGCAATTTGTCCTGCTTTTCCAAATCTACCTCCAAAAAGATCTATTAAACCTTTAGGAATACTTTTTCCTATATTAACAATGCTACTTAATGCTGTTTTTTGAGCAATTACTCCAGCATTAACAAATCGTTGCTGCCTTATAGATTGAGCTAGTTCTCTATTATAAGCTTCTTGAGCTTTTCTAACTCCTAAAACAGCATCTTTATATCCAACAGCACTTGAATCTAATTGATCTTGTAATCTAATTGCTTCCTTTAAAGCCTGTTCTCTACCAACTAAGCCACCAATTCCTCTTGTGATATTTGGTGCTTTTTTAGGTTTAGATAATTGTGCGTCTACTTTTTTTATTTCAGCTTCTAATTTTTTAAATACTGGACTTCCTATTTCTACAGCGTTAAATAATCTTGTTAATTCAGTTCTGTAATTACTTAAAGCATCTATTGATCTAAAAACACTAGAACTATCAGCTATTAGTTTTCCAGGTAAATCACCTGTTAAACCTCCCATTAAATCTTGACCTCTTGTCTTCATTACAGAGCCTCTTGCTCTGAATAAAGACATTTGTGCTCTTTCAGCAGCCGCTATTGCATCTCTAAATTCATCTGTATCTGTTTTTGCACTTCTAATTACTGACTGTAATTTTCCAATTTGTTTATCTAAACCAGCAACATTATTGGCAAATTTAAAAGTTGATTGTGAGGCTGCCTTTAATTTTCCAGCTAATTCTTCTAATGCTTTATTCCCACCTTTTATAGAACGACCATCAAATAAGGCAGTTTCAGCTTTTCCTAAAGAAGCAGCTAAATCTTTAACTTTTTTCAGTCGTTGTTCTGTTTTAGAAAGTTTTTTCTCAACCTGAGAAATATTAATATCAATTTTTAAGGTTGCATCTGCTCCTGCCACGACCCATATTCCTTAGTATTTCAATAGTTTACCTACTCCTACGAATTTTTTGCATTTCTTTCTCTTGATCTTCGTTAAGAACTTGAAAATAAGCACTCCAACCCAATATTTCAGCCAGAGTCATTTGACGAATTTCAGTTAAAGTTTTTCCTAACTCTTTAGCAATACCAAATTGAAGCATCAACAAATTATCTTTACGCAGCTCCGCACTTAGGATTTTGGGTCGATGTCATCATCCTCTGTATTGATAACCGCAAGCATCAAAATTTGAAGATCAGCATCCCTTACCTCATTCTTCAAAACATCAATTTCACCAATATTAAATAACCTACTACCGTTCTCATCTAAGGCTTTTGTCATTAGAAGCCTTAATGCAAATTCATTTGCATCATCAGATTTAGCTCCTTTTTGTGCTCTTTCTCTTTCTGCCATCGTTAAAGGTGATACCCACATCTCAAATACCGTTCCATCAGTTAATTCAACTTCCTTCTTTGTAGCTTCTAAATTTGCAGCTTTCTTTAAACGATCTATCGCTCTTAGTGGTGAGCGTGATGCTCTAGGACTTGATGTCATAGTAAAAATTTATATGCTAATAGTCTAGCGTAGTAAACAATAAAAAACCCTGCTAAAGAGCAGGGTTCTTGGAACATTCCGATTCCGTAACTATTATGAACGGCTAAAGTCGAATGTTGGAACACCAGCAGGACGGAAGTTAACTGTTACTGCTTGTGCATCATCAGGAGTAACACCTAAAGAAGCAGAAGTTAATGTTGCGTCAAAGCTAATAAAACGACTAAGAGTGTCACTTACAGTTCCACCACTAAATACACGGTCTGTATAAAGCTTAAATGC